CTTAACTGCGTAGTCTGTCTTGGAATACCAAGGCATCTCGTGGTTCCTCTTCTTGAGCAACTATGTCCCACGTGGGAGGTAGGATTAGCGGTTTTATTGGCTAATTCGAAGAGGAGAGAGTCACAAGGCTCTGGATAGATTACCTCTATTAAAGGAGGGTATATGAAAATCCTTACGTCACTCTGGTCGGCAATGGAAAGAGATTTAGACATTGCCTGCTGCACCAGCGCCACTCTCGACATTAAAACGGTCGAGAGGAGAGTCGAAAGCGAGGGGTTATCGTTTTTGACGATAACTCTGCCTGACCTCGGAAAAGCCAACCAAAATTGGCTGGACCAAGGTCACGCGACATTCCATTCCTCGTTTTACTACAGACGAGGAAGAAGTCTCCCTGAATTTCTTCAGGGTTTCTTCGGTCGCGTTTTCGACCCTGTATCTGGCGTGTTGCTTGACGATCCAGACATCGATGCAATCTTTGCCATTCGGCAGTTAACACTGTCGTTTGGAAAGATTCTTCATCCTTGTAGTAATTCAAGGGTGAAGAAAGCGATGTCTGATTTTGTCAAGTGTGAGCGAGAAGTCCGTGAGTTTGACTCGAACATCACAGAAGTAGATTTATGTGAGTTCGAACGAATGTCAAACTTGCTTTTTGGAAGAGTGTTTTCCAAAATGGATAGCGATATCCATTACGGTACACTTCTCCCGAAGCATGGCCCAGGTGCTACCGCTGATCGTCTTACCTCTAATGGTAAGTACAATCTGCGGGCCTGGACTACACGACTCGAGAAGATACTTCCTTCTCATGAGTTCCTTATTCCTAACTCGAACTTTAGTTCTGAGTTAGATAAGGAGTCCTTCTCCGAACCCGGTGCTGAAACGCCCGTGAGGGTGGTTTCAGTGCCTAAAACGATGAAAACACCAAGGATAATCGCTATTGAGCCTGCGTGCATGCAATATGCACAACAGGCTCTCCTGCGATGTTTCCTTGATCATTTCTCGAGGGATAACCTCCTCAAGAAAATGATCGGCTTTGATGACCAGACTCCTAATCAGAGAATGGCCCTTCAAGGCTCGATCGATGGCCAGACCGCTACGCTTGATTTAAGTGAAGCGTCTGATCGTGTTTCCAATCAGCTCGTCAGGACGATGGTCCGTCGCTGGCCTCATTTGCATGAGGCCCTTGACGCCTGTCGTTCTAGGCGGGCCGACGTACCTGGTCATGGCGTTTTACGCCTGGCCAAGTATGCGTCGATGGGTTCAGCGCTCTGTTTTCCTGTTGAAGCTATGGTCTTCACGACCATTATCTTCCTCGGAATACAGAGATCGCTCAACACGTCACTCACCCGTAAGGATATTCAATCCCTTTCGGGGTCGGTGCGTGTCTATGGGGATGATTTGATTGTCCCCATTAGACAGGTGCGTATGATCGTTAAGACACTCGAACATTTCGGTGCTCGAGTGGGTCTTAGCAAGTCTTTCTGGACAGGTAAGTTCAGAGAGTCTTGCGGAAAGGAGTTCTACAATGGACGCGACGTGTCTATATGTCGCGTGCGGCGTAGCCTTCCTTCCACGATCACAGACGCTACCGAGGTAATCTCAACAGTCTCACTTCGACACCAACTGGCGGAAGTCGGTTGTTTTGGAGGAACTGTTGAGTTGCTGGATAACCGGCTGAGGAAAATACTTAAGTATTTTCCAGAAGTCGGGCCAGATTCCTCGATATTGGGCAGGGTAACCACCGGGTCTCCTGACAATGGTCAGTTGACTCGTTGGGACCCATCCTTGTGTACCCCTTTGGTTAAGGGATACGTTGTACAAGGCAAACCACCGAGTGATCCACTCGGTGATACTGGTGCCCTCCTCAAGTGCTTACTTAAGCTGGAATCTCGTTTTCCAAC